TCCCTTTATTAACTGGGCCAACCATGACTGTTGAAGGATCACCACCAGAAGTGTAACAGGACTGAATCACTGTCTTTAAAAGTGCTTCTGTTAAGGCACGTTTTGTTCCTGCGTCAACAGGAGCCGCACCGTTACCTGCACCGGAACCTGCTGGAGTACCACCACCACGACTTACATTGCTCGTAAGCCATGTTTCCATTCCACCAAGTGTGCGAGCAGTATTGGAAGCACCAACGGCCTTTGCCACTTTACCTGTCAGTGCTAACTCCATGTCTTTTTTAAGAGCTTTTGAAGACTTGGCAAGTTGATATGCCATTTCTGAGTCACGACCTGCATTGTTACCTGCTTGCTGAGAACCAGAAACGATTACTGTCTTACGAGAGATTTGGGTGTAGTTCCCCAAACGTGTAGTTGCAACGACTGCATCGAATGCAAAGTCATCCCCTTCCTTCTGGGCATTGGCGGCGGCAGCATCGAGCGAATCGACTTGCCATTCTGCTAAAGTGTTTGTTGCTTTAGCTTTTCCTATCATTGACATAAAAGGAGTGTCAGAAGGGGCAATATTATAAATCGTATTGCTCAAATCTTCCCTGCGTCCGGTTGCTCCGTATGTCTCATATGTGTTTGCTATTATAGCCATAAGTACCTGTTATTATTAAAAATTATGAACGAATCATGTTATAGAATACTCCAGCCGCATCATCGACACTGCCGGATTTTTTAAGTCTTGCCGATGCCTTCCGAGATTTTGTATTACTGGGATTTACAGACTGTGAACCTGCTTTCATGGAAGCACGATGACTTGGTTTTAAGGTTCCACGTTTCTGAGTTAATCTATCGTAGAGCATTGCCTTCCGCATGGTTGCGACTGCACGAGAGTCATAGGCTTGTTCTAATTCTTGGTCTGTAAAACCTATTCCTTTTCCGTACTCAACGATTAATTTTCTCTCAGAATCTGCGACCTTTTCATCACTCCACTCAGGAATCAATTCACCTAATCTGTCCCTTTGTGATGCAATGTATTTTTTCAAGTTTGCCTGTTGCTCTGCATCTTCCTGCATTCTCAACTGCTGAACCTGTTGTTCACGCATTTGATCCTGCAACTGAGCTTCACGCATTTCATCACGCTCCAACATAAATTGCATTGGATCGCTGTCTTTTAAATCACTCCAGTATTGGGAATCTTTTTGGGCTTGTTGAGGTAGTGCAGTCTTTGCAGATTCAAGTGCTTCAATCGCTTGTGACCGAAGCTGTTTTGCTTCTGCAATTTCGTTCTCAAACGACTTACGATCCTCTGCAAGTGCTTGAGATTTCTTAGTAAATGAAGATTGGCGAGAGTATCCGGAGATTAACTCGTCCAGCGTGACATCTAAGTCTTCGCCATCAGAACGTACCTTGAAACTCTGTACGTTTGATTCTACTTCTTCCGAATCTTCATCTTCCTCTTCTTCTGCACTTTCGTCTGAGTCTAATTCTAATTCTTCAGACTCATCGGGGGTTGCTTCGGTTTCTTCTTCTAATGATTCTTCACCATTTTCGGATGCCAGTTGGTTGCCCCATGCTGTAGTTGCGTCATCGAGTCCAGACCCTATAACTAGGCTATTGCCCTCGATAATTTCTTGTTCTGCCATTGTGTCTTTCTAGCATCTCAGGACATTAGACTTGTTCCAAAAAGGAAGGTCTAGTCTCCTCAAATGCTGTTAAGTTAATTGTTTAGCGATTTTACCGCTATTTATCATGGATTCGATTTCCAGCTTCACTTCAGAGAGAACCTTGAGCGATATATAATACTGCTCACGCTTCTGCTCATCTCCTGCACCAGAAGAAATCCATTGATTTATGTACTTATCCTCCAGTAATTCACACGCTTCCACGAATACCGGAGACTGTAGAAGCGTTTCCGCTTCATTCGCTTGGGCAACCCTTTCCTCAATGGTTTTAGGAGTTGCACCTTTTCTTTTTCTTGACATTTAATTTGGCATCCCCTCTTCAAGAGGAGCCTGTTCAATGTTAGTAGGACTCATCTCTTGTGGTAGTTGCATTTGTTGCATCTGCATCTGCTGTTCCTGTATCCTTGCTTGTGCATCTGCACGAATCTTCTCACGATCCTTCTCCATGTTTCCCTTGATCTCAGTCATGTCAATGGAGGTCTTGTACTTGTTCTCCATTTCCTGAGTCTTGAGTCCAACGTCTGAGTCCAGTTTGTCACGTTGCAGGTCATCATCTCTGATCATCTTTTCTTGATCAAGACCGAACTTCTGCTTGTCAAGCTCAATGTCTGCACGAACCTTATCTGCTTGTGCAGTTGCAAAGATTTCATCCGGTGTTGGCTCCGGAGGTTCCGGAGGTGGAGGTTGAAAATCCTTTGGATTGCTCCAGAAAGACTGCACATCCTTGAATCCGGATAACTCTGTCATCTTGGATAATGTGTGATGATACTGCTCATTTGTAACAAAAGGATTCGTAGCACCCTGCTCTTGCAGTATCTTCTCCTGTTTTACTGATATTCCTGCAAGCATCTGCATCTTCTCCTGAGTTGTACCCATTCCAAGTGCAACATTAACTGAAACATCCATTCCAATGTCCCAGACTCTAGGATCAATCGGTATCCATGAGTTACGCAACCTTACCATCCGAGCTTTCTCTTGATGGTTGTGGAGGAGTTTCAGTATCTTCTTAAATAATGGTTTCATTCCATTCTCAGCAAAGACCCTGCACAGTAACTCTATCTGGGCTTGAGAACTTGCCATTGTTGCTGAAACTGCTGATTTTTCAGTGCTTTGGAGTGCATCCGGATCAAGACCCATTGAAGCCTTGCTCATTCCAGTCCTGTCCTCCTTCATCCGATCCATGTAATCGAGCATCGGAAATGCTTCCTTACCATTGAAGGACTTGTTCAACTCTTGGACTGCTCCTGCTGACCTCATTCTTATAAGTTTTCCAACCTTATTAGAAAGAGCATCGTCTATGTTGACCTGTCCTTCGATAATAGCGGTATCTGGATGGATTGCCTTTGCAAGAGAGTCTAACATATTGCGGAGGATGCTGGACTTCACTAACTGAACATCCATTGTCAGGTCTGCTACTGAGTTCCCCCTCCAAAAATGCGGTTCCGGATAACCGGAGAAGACCACAAATGGAATATCATTAACCGGACTATGATGTAAAAGCTGATGATGATTGCCAGCACAACAAAACCTGCGAAGAGAAGTAATTCCTGAACCAGAGAAATCAACCTTTGCATACGCTTCAATATATAAAACCTTGCGATTCGCTTCTCCACCTTCGTCACTAGAAGCATAAGACCCCAGAGGATGTCTTGAAAGAAACTCCATGTTTGTGTCAAATTCATCTGCATCTCCTGCTAAATCCAACATTTCATCAAAATTGTATCCCATCGAAACTAACTCTGAGACTGTGAGATACCTCCTATGTGCAACTATCGTTGCGTCCTCTACTGACTTTGCTCTCCTGTCTATTAAAAATTCCTCTGGCGGCAAAGCCTCAAAAATGACACTCCCCTCCACTGAAAGTCTCCGAATCACTACATCATGCAACATTGGAACTTCCATGTCCTGCGGTTGCACTTGCGGTTCTCCGGTCGGAGAGACACCCTCAGTTGGAGGAGGAGTGTCTGGCTGTACAAAGTCTGGGTCTGGATATGACTCAATTGAGCTACCTTCTATATCTGGATCAGAAAGCAAAGCCTGTAATGCTTGATCATCCAATCCAGTATATTCCTCATGCTCTACCTCTTCCCTTCTCTCCCAATCAACTTTTGCAATTCCGACCCTCTTTATAAGAGAATCCTTGATAATAGAATAGAAAGTCTGGAATGAGGTTGGATTGTCTGTACCTAAAACAACTTGATTGACGTAATCACTGGCTTGTTCCGCATTTGGCACATCTTCGGGATAACGTGGCTGGTACTCCACAACTCTCTGTGTTCCAAAGAATGTCCTCATAATCTGGGGCATCATTAAAGCGATTGTGTCCCTGACATCCCTAGACACCACCTGAGAGCGACCATCTTCCTCATTACCAAATGGCCTACCATTGAAGTAATCGCTTGCTGTGATGCGATCTGGTGCTTCAGAGAGATCAATGTAATCAACTGCTTCATCAATAAGACCTGCAACTATACCCTCCAGTTCTGTGACATCCATTGCAGTGTCACCAGCAAGTCTGATCTGCTCCTTCTCTAATTCTGCTGTCTGCTCTCTTACTTCTGAGTCAGTTAGTGCCAATCTCTTCCTTTTTTTGCCTTAATTGAACTATGGAACCTTTGTATCCATCTGCAGTCTTATATTCATACAAAGTGACGTACTCCTGTCCCTTTCTCCAATTTATATACTTTGCTGGTAGCATCTATTTCTTAGATTCCTGTATTTATAGTAAAATTCTCTGAAAAACAAGACAGGATCAAGGTTTAAAATCAAACAATACCCTTCATTTCACGAATTAATGGCTTTGACCATGACTTAGATGCGTTCCTGCTTGCATAACTTGCAAATGTTAATATAAGTGCATCTGCACTGTCCGGAGAACTCCCCAAACGCTTGCGGATGTCATCCTTCGACTCAACTTTGGTCTTTCCGGTTGAAGAAAATCCGTATCCTACTGAACATAACTCCATAATTAATCCCTCATCATTCGGAATTACCACATCCAACCCCTCAAACCATGAACGGCACTTCTCCCATAACTCCGTCCGTAAATTTAAATAGTTCCCTGCAATAGAAGGGGACTCTCCTACATTAACCCCACGAACATCTACACCCTCCTCAATCAAACGATCCACCACACCGGCTCCCAAACCAATCGAATCTATACAGACATCCCCAATCTCCAAGTTCTTGCTCTTTAAACCCTCAATCTCACTACGCACCCACCCAACTACCTGCATTGTGTCCAGACCACGCTTAGTCTTTACTCCATCTCCTAATATCATGTTGCCCTGACGCAAACATATTGCACTTGAGTCACTACCAAAACGAGCAACGTCAACTCCAATCGTTACTGCACCTCCAATGTTCTCCACATCCCTTGCAACTGCACTCTCAACTAAATGTCTTGGAATGATTGCATCATCATCTGCTAATGGGAACTCTCCAAGTACCCTTACACGAAATTGGTTGCTCTCAGAACCATAACGATCTGCAATGTCCTGTACAAAGTCAGCAGATACTCTTGCTGAGTCCTCACAGTTGACAGTCAGGGTTTCCCAGTTCTTACTTAACTTGTTGTGTGTGTCATAAAAAAAGCCCTGACCACGCACCGGATTCCCCAAAAGGATAGTGGTTGCGTTCTCACCTGACATCGACCCTGCACTTGCTTCAAAAATTGCGTCATTTATTCCGCTTGCTTCATCTACAACCAATAATACATAGTCAGAATGGACTCCCTGTAATGCCTCCGCAGAACCCTTCTCTGGACGAGATACACGGAAACTGATGAAACTCTCACTTGGGGCCGCCTTTAAACGTATCTGCTCCGTGAATACCTCCAACTGATCCTTTAATACCGCAGGAAGTGCGGTGATCCACTTCCTGACCTCCGCACCAAGTGCGTCATGTAACTGAGAATGCGATGGTGCTGTGACTACAGTCTTCTGGGGGAACCTAGTTAGCTGATGCCAGATCATTAACCATGATGCACACGAACTTTTTCCTACTCCATGTCCAGAGCGAACCGAAATTCGCC